TGCATAAAATCGTACCCCTTCTCTATTCCTAGATTTATAAATCCATTCTTGTAGAATACATCAATCATCTTTTGATACTCAGGTCTAGCGAATCTAGCAGTCTTAGCTGTCTCTTTTAGTTTGTTTCTTGCCGGGTCTAAATCGACTGCAATTCCCCAAGCGTGTTTTGACCAGCTTGAACCGCCTCTCATTTTGCGATAGTTGAAACACCCGCCAAATAAGTCTATGCCTAACCTTTCAATCTCTGCCATACCATACTCAGCAAGCAAATCATTAAATACATCTAAGAACTTTTCAGCTGCTAACTTATGGCAGCTCATTCTACTTACCTTGGTATCTAAGTCCCAAGCTAACTTCATTGGATAAGGCAACTGTATAGTTGTTAAGTACCCAGCCCCTGTTTCATTAGGCTTGCCATACTTCTTGATAATGTCAATAGTTGACATCATTAAAGTTCCTTCTTAATGTTTTTTATTTTTACAATAACAGACTTAGCCTTCTCTATAAATGAGTATCCATTCACTTTGATAAATGACTCGTCCATACTCTTAACCTCAATAGCTACTAATACCAATGATAATACTTTAGTAGATATAAACTCAACGCTCACAACGCTCCTTGTTAGCTCATTTATAATGAATACATCAGATGCGAATATTAGCATTGTGGCTGATACATACGTGAGAAGCTTAGACAACAAACCCTTTCTAAATATCTTACTCGTTACATCCTCTCCAAGCTTTACAGCTTTCCACACTCCAAAACAGGTGTCTATAATAGTAGATAGCGCAACGATTAAAATTATGCCCTTAATAGGAGCAAAGAATAAGACTAAAGCTGTAAATACGCTACCTAAATATCCTTTCATCCTACCAAATTGCTACTATTCCCGTTGCTGTAGCTCCTGCTGCAACTTTTGTTACCCTTACAGGAAGATACTCTCCTGCTTGAACTGTAAAAAGTACTATCTCTCCGCTCATTGTCGTAACTGTTACGTTTCCTGTAGCATTTACTCTAATTACACATCCACCTCTAGCATCTTCACATATACCTGATCCGCAGTATACAATATAGCTATCGCCAGTTGTCATAACCCCTGCATTTAAAGTCAACTCAGTGTCTGACACAACATTTATAACTGTTGCAGCATCCAAAGTAGTAGTGTTGTATACAATATCACCTACATTTACAGTAGACTTAAATGTCTGTCCTGCATCAATAATCTGATCTGAAGAGCTATTTAAAGATATACCCTCAGCAAATTTATTAGGGTATGGAATGTTTGCATCATCAGAAGGTATTACCGATAAAGCTAATCCTCCTGAAATTAATGGTGTATATTGCATAGTTTTTTATTCTTGTTCTTCTGTTAGAGACACTTTTAAAGCTTCAATTATTACAGCAGCGTCTTCTAAACTGTAACATCCTTTTAACATTGCAGCGTTTACTGCACTGTATACCACTTGATTTGCTTCCTTCTTATTCATTTTAGTTAAAGTTTTCTGGGAGTGGCGTATTCTCTGGGCTTACAGGAGGATTTATTTGGCTATTAACCATTCCTGCCGCTGATGCTTCAATATTATACACTCCATCTTGACCTAGTCCTGTTTGAATCCACTCAATAACTAAGTCATTAGTTAAGTCAACGTAAGGAACAAAAGAGTCACCCTCTTTTACTTCAAACTGAGCTGTGTTAGATAGTGTAGCTGTATACACCTCATCCTCAATCTGCTCCATTGCTGTTACATTATACAATGCGTTAACGACATAGTTTACCTCTGTGTCTGCATCAATTGTATAAAGATTTGTTACTGTCCAATTATAGTTCATATTATTTTTATGCTAAAAGTATTTTTCTTGCTACGCCATTTATTACTACGTTCCAAACATTTGCAGAGGTATTTGTTTCTGCTGTTACAGCACCTGCATCATTAGTTGAACTACCAACAACAAATTGATTATCGGCTGTAGCAGTTGCTTCATATCCTAGTATAACAGAACCATTAAAGTTACCGCTGCTTGTTAAAACACCTATTGCAGTGTTACCACCACCAGTTGTATTTGTACTAAGAGCTTCAGAACCAACTGCTGTATTTTGAGTACCTGTTATATTTGCATATAATGCACTTGCACCAATAGCTGTAACCCCTACACCTGATGTATTATTAAACGCTGATGCTGCTCCCAATGCAACATTATTAGATGCTGTGTTATTGTATAAACTCCACTGCCCCACTGCTGTATTTGCAGTTCCTGTTTGATTATTATATAAAGACTCTATACCTATAGCTGTATTATTACTACCAGACACATTTCTAAATGCACTTGTCATACCAACAGCTGTATTACTATTTCCTGTTGTATTAGATAATAAACTTTGAAATCCTAACGCCATATTGTTAGAACCTTTACTATTTCCCAAAGCAGACCTTCCAATAGCCGTATTTCTATATCCAACAAGATTTTCTCTTAGTGCTGCGTCACCAAATGCTGTGTTTTCATACCCTGTGGTATTAGAAATTAAAGCATCTCTGCCAAATGATGTGTTATTAGCTCCTGTTCCTGTGCCTGTATTCCAAACACTAAGCCCATTGTCATTTAATAAACTATTCCCAATTGCACCGGCAGTAGTCCATTTTGTAACTTTACTAGCTGTACCTGAGCCTGTAATATCACTTTTGTTATTAAAGGTAGTCCAATCAGTAGATGATAAATAACCGTCCTGTACTGCACTAGATTGGTCTATCCCTATAGTTACACTACCAGAAGTCCCGCCACCTGTCAATGGACTAGTAGACGCAACTCCTGTTATATCACCTACATTAACAGCTACAGTTTCTATTATATCTGCCATAGTAAATGCAGATCCCATAGCATTTATTTGAGCTGATTTTTTTTCTTGTACAGGGATACCTGTTGTATCACCTGAAAATTGCGTATTACTTGGTATTATTGCCATAACTTATCTTCCTTTTAAAAGGCTTCCACCTACTTTAATTGTTTTTTTATTTTTTGAAGGTCCTCCTCTTCTAACATTACTTCTAGGTCCTCCACATCTTCCACTATTGCTGCATAAATTCTTCATTTTTTTAGCAATGCTTCTTCTTTGTCTACCATTCCCAGGTCCTGAACTTTCTGCCTCCATTGGAGACATAGCTAATGGTGTTGATTCTCTATACATCATATTTATTTGTAAGGCATAGCCTTGTTTAGTTTTTCTTTTCTTGCAGAACAACCACAGTCTTTACCTGCAGCCTTTGAAACAGCCTTAACAACCTTCTTAATACCGGTTGCTGTTGTTATCTTATCAATTGTATCGCCTAAGCCTCTTGATTTCATTTATTTTTTTGGTTTTGATACAGGAGCACCTCTTTTGGCAGCTTCTCTGTAAAGTATTCCTATTTTTGTATCAATTACAGGAACTTTTGATACAAAAGAATTATCGTCTCTATTAGCCGCACTCATTTTTTCAAGCTGTCTTATTTTATTTTCTATGCCCTTATTTGATAATTTTGGTAATGCACTATTTTTCCAAGAAGTACTATCCGCAGGAGCTTTTTTCTTTTTAGGGTCATCACCAAATGTTGGAGCTAATGGTTTGCTTAAATCTCTTTTATATGCCATAACTTTTATTTTATTCTACAAAGATAATTATTTTTTTATTACTACTTTCTTGATTTTGCACCTGAACACTTCCATCTAGCTCTAGATAAATTATTCGGGGTATTAGGGTCATTTTGCTTTTCCTTTGAAAGCCCATTTTTTATGCCAAGACTTCTCGCACAGTAGCTATCTCCTTTTGATGTGCCTGGCTTTACTCTTGGTCCTCCACCTTTAGCTTGACCCGCCTGACCATAACTCACCTTCTTTCCTGAAGATGTAATCTTAACCTTTGCTTTCCCTTTTCTTGGTGTTAACATTACTTCTTACCGCACTTAGCGTACACACTATTTTTAATTTGCTTGTCAGATGGTAACCCAAGCTTCTCAGGCTTACCCTTAGTCTTTTTTGACATAGCAGTTCCTGCTGGCACAAGTACTTTTTTCATTTTTTATTATATCTAGGAAGTTTTGTTTTTTGATTTATACTAGAAAGACCCTGTGCGCTAACTCTAGGTCCTCTATTATCATTCTTAATAGCACTCCACTTTGAATGATCTTTTGTCGTAAAAGTACTCTTGCTTAGGTCAGCTACTGTATTCTTTAAAGCGTCACCCTTATTGTAACCCTTCTTTACTACCGATGTAGTTGAGCCTTTTTTTGATTCGTTTTTTGGAGGTGTTGACATAATATTGTAGTTTTGTAAGTACAAATTTAATCTATTTTTTTTATGCAACTTAAGAAGTTTACTCCATCACAAGACTATATGAAATACTGGAGAGTCATCAGGTATTTTATTCTAGCAAAGTATAAAGTCAGCACCTCTGACTTAGACGTACTTATGTTCCTGTACTCAGAGATGTATTTTGGAAAGGAACAGTTTAATGACTACGATGAATTAATGTCCTGGGATGTAAACAGATTTAATCGATTAGTTAAGGAAGGATGGATCTCAGTCTTTAGACCAAAGACAAAGAAGAGTAAGACTCTATATGAGGTGTCCTACAAAGGCAAACGTATGATTGGCAGTATGTACAGAAAGTTAAATGGAGAAGAGATTCCAGAGCACAGAACGTCTAACCCTCTTTTTAATACAAACGTATCATACCAAGATAAAGTATATCGTAACTATATAAAAGAGATGAATGCTTTTATAAGACAACAACGACGTCTCGCTCAACAATAATAGTATAGGTCTCACCTTTTATTATCATCGTATAACCGGCTCTTGTGTCGTAGTAAATTGAGTCACCCTCACTTATTACATCTACGTCTGTCCCTGGCTTTACCACTATGCCTTTCTTATAACGCATTTGACTTGCGTCATCTGCAGAAAGGATTAGCCCGGAGGAGTGCTTAATCTCCTCCTCAATTGTTTTTATAAGCAAATATTTTCCTATTGGTTTCATAACTTTAATTTTCCATCCATATAGGCGTCTTCTCGCCTACGTAACTACTAAATATTTTAAACTCACCATACTCAATTGCATCATCTCGATCCATACCCTGAAGCATTAGCATCTCTATAACCTTCTCAACTGAGTATATAACCCGGTATGATATACCACAAATACCAACTATCGCATCGTCTAAGCCATCAGCAAATAGCAGTATCTCATCCTCTCCGTATACTTCCTCTAGTCTATCTCTCATTATACAGCTTCGTATGTTCTAGCCATAGTTACTATAGCGTTTGTAGATAGGATTGTAACGGCAACTGACACCGCATTCTGCAGAGCAGACCTAGTCACCTTTAATGGATCAATAATCCCCATCTCTATCATATCTCCCCAAGCATTATTCTTTACGTCATATCCAAACTCATTACTCGCTAGATACAAGTCCTCACTCATATTACCCTCAAACTTAATACCAGCGTTATCCCATATTTGAATTAGAGGAGACTTTAAAGCGTCACTTAATATCTGAGATGCTATATCATTAATGTCACCAAACCCTAAGTAACTCTCTCTAAATAATGCAAGACCGCCACCTGGAAGAATACCCTCTTCAAGAGCAGATCTAACTGCACAAACAGCGTCGTCTACTCTATCATATAACTCTTTCTGCTCTAGGTCAGTGTTCCCACCTACATATATAACACCTACACCACCAGATAACGATGCTATCCTAGATAGTATAAAGTCCTTGTCTGCTTTCTTAGCCGCTAGTTTATGCGCGTCCCAAAGTTGTGATACTCTCTCAGCAACAAAATCAGTAGAGTCTTCTGAGTCTTTTACTATAACAGTAGAGTCTCTTCCAACTACAATCTTAGAGGCGTGTCCAAGGTCAGACGCTGTCATTATACTCAAGTCATCACCTGTCTTCTCAGAGAAGTATGTGGCTCCAACTGTAATAGCTATGTCCTGCATAAGCTCATTCTGCTTATATCCAAAGTTAGGTGGTGTAATCGCACAGATTTTTAGACCATTCTTCATTACGTTAGCAGCAAGCGTATTTATTACATTTGTAGAGCAGGGTGCTATTATAAGTAGCTTCTTGCCCTCATTTATAATTGGCTTTAGTACATTCTCAATAGTTAGTAAGTTATTTATCTCAGCGTCACTAACCAATACATACGTGTCCTCAAATATACACTCGTCCCTCTTCTGGTCATTTATAAAAAGATTCGAAGTGTAACCCCTATCAATCTTTAATCCATTCGTAGTCTCATAGTAAGTCTCTGATGTTTGAGAGTTTGCTATTGTTACTATACCATCCTTACCAACCTTGTCATATACCTCAGCAATTATTGTCCCAAGGCTAACGTCGTTGTTCGTAGATATAATAGCAACGTCTCTTAGCGTGTCGCTTGTCACTGGATTAGATGAATCCTTTAACCTATCAACTATCTCATTGGTATAAGTTACAAGATCCCTCAATACCTGAGTCTTTGCACTACTATCAGTTATGTACTTGAAACCAGCTTTTACTAAAGCCTCTGTCAATACAATCGCAGTAGTCGTTCCATCACCTGCATTTGTAGCTGTTCTATCAGCAGCCTCCTTCATCATTCTAACCGCAAGGTTCTCTATTGGATCTAATAGCTCAATAGACTTAGCTACAGTTACACCATCCTTAGTAACAGTAATTCCCCTAGTGTGATTAGGAGACTCTATTAACACAGTCTGTCCAGATGGACCCAGTGTACTTTTTACAGCAGAAGCAATTGCCTCAATACCATTAAATAATTTTTTTCTACCCTCTTCATTAAACGTGAGGTTCTTTGGTGAATACCCTAACTCTGACATAATATTTAATTTGATTAACGCAACAAAAGTAAATCTTATATCTCATAAAACAAAATATGTGTTAAATGTTAAAATTACTACTCCCTATATATATATATAAAATATATGTATTTATATATTTTTTCTTGTTAATTTTCTGACTCTAAATTTAACATTTTCAACATTAGTATTAGTAATCAATTAGTTAAGTAAAGAATTATAACATTAATTCAGCATTATTACAACATAAGTCAACACTATTTAGTAAAAAAAGGACAAAAAAAAGGGAGGTCATCACTCCTCCCTTATGCAAATCAAACAATGGAAAATTAATCCATATCTTTATAGCCCATAAGATTCTCTCTCATTTCGGCTCTAACAATACCATCTGCAATCATAGAAACCTTCTTCTCTCTCTTCATAGCCTTTCTAACTAACCCAGCTTCTTCTATTCCAGTCATACCATTTGGTCTATCATTTACGAGTCTACCATTCTTAACGGTGAGTCCTCCCATACTTTTAAATTTCATATAACAAAGGTAATAAATTTTATTAGATATGTGTAGTAGTCGGGTAATATAGGGGCAAGGGCAAGCGGGCCGCGCAAAGAAAACGATCTTTTTTTAGGGGGGTGGGGGTAGGATGTCACCTTTTTATCCCATTTTTTTGGCGTTTTAGTTGCGGCACAGGCACAGGCACATCCCTTGTAGCGTAGCTACCTGCTACCTCCTTTGCTGCATCGCATACCTGCTACCTGCTTGCCTGCTCTCGTCGCTGTTCCTGCTGCTGCTCGCCACATTTAAACAGAGTAACAAGTAAGGAAGGACGAGGTTATCCCTCCACTTAGTATACTATGCCGAAATAGATCTAATCCTTTTATAAATTTATTCTCTCTGATTATCAGTCAGTTACAAATTATTTTAAAATAAATGTCATACACATAGTTGATTATCCAAAATAATGAACTAGAATTGTACTAACAATGTGAGAGAGAGGGAAATGTCCCGATGTCTAATTAACTAGACAGTGTCCACATTACTATATGTTCCTTGACATCCGAAGCGACTACAGCGAAATGTAGACTAACACATACAACTGCCCAACATTGCTCGACGGTGTTGGGCTTTCGTAGTATAACACATTAACAAATCACACAAAAATAAAATTATGAGAAAGGCAAAGCAAGTAACAAAAGTAGTATGGACAGAGGGCAACAACATCTTCGTCGTTAACAAAGGCAAAACTTCCAATAAGAAAATCACTGACGGAAGCAAGCTAGTGCAGACATACACCTTCAGCAGAGAGCAATGGACATTGGCTAATACTAGCAAAGGATTTGGTATGAAGGTATTCTTCGCTCTAGACGGCAGTAATTGTCTAGACTGCCCATTTAGCTTAGGTAGTGGTAAAGGAGGATGTTATACGCATAAGTTCAACCAATATAGTGGATTTCTTAAAATGCTAAGAAGTATTAAAGCAGAAGCACTAACAGAGCTAACGACAGAGAAGTATAGAAGTATCTTAGATATGACCCATAACACGTACGTACGTTTTGGTACATATGGCGAGCCATCACTTCTTCCGCTAGCACTAGTTGAGTCTATGACATTGTTAAGCAAATCTTGGACGGGTTATACTCATCAGTGGAATAAAGAATGGGCAAACGATTTTGGTAAATTCTTTATGGCTAGCACACATAACCAAGTGGAAGCTAACAAGGCCAAAGAGATTAACTACAGAAGTTTCATAGCTACTAAAAGTGGTAACGAGGATGCTGTAGGATGTCCTGCTTCAAGCGAAATGGGATTTGTATCTAACTGCGCGAAATGTGGCCTATGCAGCGGAACAAGTGGGAAAGGTAAAAAGGATGTTAAAATATTAGAGCATTAGAACTATGATATACGCATATAAATGCACAGCAACAGGAGAAGGTATGAATAAAGGATTCGTTACCAATGACGGAGAGAGCTACTTCAAGTACAAACGTGATTTGATAGCAAATTTGAGAGAGTATGAGTGGGAGTTTAGAGATACTCTAGAGAAGCTAATCGATACAAATGACCTAACTGACGACGAGTTTCTAGATTACTGCTACAATGATAATGCTTACTACTACATAGACTTGGAAGAAGATGATGCCTACTTTTATCTACCTTCAGCAAACTAACAGAGATATGACAACAAACACAACGAGAAAGGTAGCTGCCTTAGAGATGCCTAAGGTAGAGTACTACAAGATGAGACTAGACCAGGCACATTCAAATCAAAACAAAAGATTAATATTTTTATACACTAATTTAATAAATAAAGAAAATGACAAAGTATTTTAAAACATCCGAAGAAGCATTATCAGATGCAATTATGGTAATTATGGAAGCTAAAACAAATGTAATTTGGGGATTTAGCAAGGCACAATGTGACTGCGGCGAATCGAAATCTATAGTGGTAGATGACCTAGAATCTAACAAGCAAGTATGTAACAATATTATTTGCGAGACCTGCTACAACGAGTATGAATGATAAACCAATTGTAACATTAGTGAAGCTATACCTTCAGTTATTGGAAGAAGGAAGCATCACAACGTATGACTTTAAACAATTAATAAAAAAATTAACAAAATGAAGAAGCAAGTATTAAAAGTAGTATCAGTGATATCAATGTCAAATGCATTTATATTGCTAACATTAGGAGAGTATGGTAAGTATTCAACGATCTTATTTATTATAGGATTTGTATGTATACTTGAACTTATAAGTTTAAAATTAAAAGAAAAAAATTAACCTATGAGTAAAGTAAAAGAAGCTAAAGATACCCTGCGGGATGTAGGGTACTTTGTAGACAATTTATGGAATGTTACCGACGTTAGGCGCATCATAAAGGATGCAGACGAACAGACTGCACAGAGAATTTTAAATAAGGTACTAACATCTGAGTATATTATGGGTCAAATATGGGAGGGTATTAGAATTGAATCAAATGAAGAATTATAAAATGCTAGTTGTGTTAGTGTGTTTGATAATGTCATCGGCTTATACGGCCGATGACTATTCAAAGCCTATACCAACAATAAAAGAGAAAACAAACTTCGAGCATTTCATAGATGCCGTAATCGAGGTAGAGAGCGGAGGAGATGACTCAGCGATAGGTGATAGACATCTAGGCAAACCTTCTGTAGGTTGCTTGCAGATACGTCCTATAGCAGTCAGAGAGGTCAACAGAATCTTGGAGGCTAGTGGTGTTGATGGCAAGTACACGTTAGATGACAGATACGACAGAGTCCGGTCTATTGAGATGTTTATGATTATGGCGGAGCAGGTTGACTGCTGCGAAAATCTATCTGAGGAGGAGTTTTTTGAGATAGTAGCAAGAAAGTGGAATGGTGGCTATAGGGGTCACAAGAAAAATAGTACAAAAAAATATTGGAATAAAATAAAAGTAAAATATTATGAGCAGATTAATAATAACAGATGATAACTTTGTGTTCATTGACGTAACGTCTATGGCACAAGAACTTTACAAGTGCGTAGATCTTTATATGTACTTCGAACACGAACAGAGCGAGTCTTTGATTGAGAGCGAGGAAGAGTTAGAGTACGCAGAGAGACAAGGCATAACAATAGTTATGGAGGGTGGACATCTACCTAAGAATGTTGCAGCAAAGATTAAGTGGGCAGAGGCTCAAAAGATTACCCACGAGGGATATAACTACGTAAGAACAAAAGATATATTATAATGAAAAACATATTAGGAACAGAAGAAGATTTGGAATTATTTAATAATAAAGGTGTCAAAGTTTATAAGTATTTTAAAGCAGTAAACGGATATTGTTATGAATATACCTTTAATTCAAAAGGATATGAACTAACTTGCAAACGTTCAGATGGATTTAGTTCTAAATATACTAGGGATGCAGTAGGCAAGGAACTTACCTACGAAGATTCAAACGGTTTGACAAGAGGCTTTGATAAAACCTACACACCTGAAGAGATTGAGTTTATGAATAGAGCAGTTGTAGACTATTGGGAGATTTGGACTTCAGAACACCCCGATAACCAAAAGGATTGGAATTTAACACAACAAATATTAAGCAAATGAAAATAACAATTAAATACGATGGATTTACGTACTATACGAAAACAAAAAAAGATGGCGTTCCCGCAATAGAAATGCTTAGAAACTTTACCAACTTAATGCTTTCTGCGGGATGGCATCAAGATTCAATTGATGACGCTATTATGGAACTTAATGAACAGATTGATTTAGAACAATATTATAACGAAAATTAATATGATAACACCAGAAAAAATAGTAGATGCCAAGCTAGGCGGTGCATCTAAAGAAGAGATTCAAGCGTTGCAGCAGAACATTGGAAAGCCAAGCAGCCAAGAGAGAATAATAGAGGTTACACGCTCGCTAGAGGAGTTGCTTCTATTGAAGAACAAAGCATATGGGAACTCAGCATTGAGTCCTATCAATGTGTTCAGCAAGCGTAATGCGGTTGACTCATTGTGTGCACGGATAGATGACAAGCTAAGTCGGATTAAGAACAGAGGGTTGGATGACAATACCGAGGATACACTATACGACTTAGCAGGGTACTTAATACTTTTAATTATAGCAAGAGACGATCAACATTAAAGTATATGTAAGTATACTACACACAAAAGAATTTTATTTGCACTAAGGGTCTCATAAAAGAGTTTGACTTTACAGGGCGATACGCCCTGGCTAGTTCCGGCTAGCACTCAAATTATCAACGTGAGTCGATGATTGTATTATAAATGACGCTATGCTTAGCTTATTTATATTTTATTATACCTAACGGATACATATATATAGAAACTCAGAGACCCTTTTTATAAATAATATTAAAGTAAATTTGTATTAATAATATACATTAATTATATTTGCAACCTAAATCAAATCAAATGGAAGAAGAAGAATTTTTAAAAAACAGAGAGCAGGAACTTCACGAAGATCCTTCGTTATACGATGAGTACGAGTTATGTGAGACAGACCCTGAAGACTACCCTGGTGTAGAGAATAAGGTGATGATAGTTTCATCATCTGCGCAGGCCAAGGAATATCTAAAGGGAATATCGGAGTCTATATCTATAATACTAAGGGACTATGAAGAAAGAAATTTTTAATCAGTATACTGAGAAGGTCGCTGAGGCTTTTGGTATTGACGAGGAAGACTTGTTTATTAAGGACAAGCGGCAGCATATAGCTGATGCTCGACATATGCTATACTACCTATGTATTAATAGACCAATGAAGATAGTATTTATACAAAAGTATATGCTTGAGCGCGGGTATGACATAAAGCACTCATCTATAATCCACGGGGTGAGTAAGATTGAGGATAAGCTAAAGACAGATAGGGACTACGTTGACATAATCAGATCAATACAGTAATGAGATATAGCTTAGAAGATATCTTCCAGCAGTCGGTTAGCGATCCTTATGCATCACCATTAAATGGGCGCGGTTATAAGTCTATGAATGTATATGGCATAAAGTCAGTAAAGGATAACGAGACTGGCGAGGTTGAGATATTCAATACAACTAGATCAGGCAACTACTACGTTGAGATATCAGAGAGCGACTACGAAGTATTCTTAACCAACGGGTGGAGGTATGGAGTGTATGAGCTATCTTTATCTAACTACAGGATTAAGTTAGACTGGATAGAGCATAAGATAAAGAAGGAAGTTAACAAGCAGGGTCGAGTTAACGATAGACAGGTTCAGAGCCTGAAGCAAGAGAGACAAAGTGTACTAGAGAAGTACTCAGAAATAACAATCAAATTAAACAAATTAAAATCAAATGGAACAAACAATTAAAACTACTTTCGAGAAGTTATCATCGATCAATGTCAACGACAGAGTTGAAAAGAAAAACGGACTAACATACCTATCCTGGGCTTGGGCTTGGAGTGAGGTAAAGAAGGCTTGTCCTGATGCCACCTATGTAATCAAGCAAACAGACTACGACGAGCAGCTAGGATTTATGTGTCACACTGAAGTTACAATTGCAGGAGAGACGCTAGAGATGTGGCTACCAGTTATGGATGGAGCTAACAAGTCAATGAAGAAGGAAGCATACACCTACATCACACGATATGGTGAGAAGTCTGTAGACGCAGCTACTTCATTTGACATCAACAAGACGCTAATGAGATGCCTGGTAAAGAACCTTGCAATGTTTGGTCTAGGAATCTACATCTTTGCAGGTGAGGATCTGCCTGAGAGCGAAGCTTCTGCTCCTTCAGTATCTGCAGATAGACCTGTATTCCCACCTGTACTACCTGACTTGATCCCGCTTGCAATTGACGATGAGAATTGGGATAAGGTTCTGAACTACGTGGTAAGCAATAAGGATATGGGTACTATTAAGCTATTCAGAGCGCTATCAAGTAAGTACGAAATAAACACTGCTGCTAAGGCTGCAATAACAAAAGTAGTAGGAAAGAAATGAGTGATGTCATACTAAATAGACTCCGTGATGACGATGATTATTACGGAGCTTTTGGTAAGCAATTCTTATCAAACTCAGACATATCCGCACTGCTAACTAACCCGAAGCAATTCAGGAGCTATAGTGGCGACAACGTAAACTATGCAAAGGGAAGATACTTCCACCAACTTATACTAGAACCTGAGAAGGCTAAGGACACAAAGTTTATAGATGTATCAACGCGTAACACTAAGGCCTACAAAGAGTTTATTGAACACCATAAGCTACCATTCGCTATGCTTGAGAAGGAGGGAGAAGAGATTAGAGGCTGCGTTAGTAGTATGACTCAGAACCTTGCGTTCTTTGAGGGTATTAGACAAGAGGGTAATGAGTATGAAGTCCCGGCTATTAAGGAGATCTACGGAGAGATGTGGAAGGGTAAGGCTGACATAGTATGTACAGATAAGTTGATAGACCTTAAGACTACAGGAAAGATAGATGACTTTAAGTACTCAGCGCGTAAGTATAACTACGATAGTCAGTGCTACATATACCAAGAACTATTCGGTAAACCTTTAGTGTTCTATGTAGTTGACAAGACTACGGGTATGCTAGGTATATTCAAGCCTACGGATGAGTTTGTAGAGCGTGGAGAGAATAAAGTTAAACGTGCAGTAGAGGCGTACCGAAAGTTCTTCGGTGATGCTCCGACTCACAACATTGATTACTACTACATAGACGAAGAGTTATAGCAATGGCATACTTAAACGTAGAGGTAGAGGTGTATGAAATAGTTTCTGCACTCTCTAATGTAGAAAAACAAGAGATGGCAAACCAATTGTATGGAGATGATTTTTTACCAAATGACTTTCATACATACTCCGGGAATGATGAGCTTGATATAGCTGTGATGAAATTATATGGCAAGGCCATTCAACTTACGGCAGATCAGGTTCAGACAATAGTAGACTTATCTAAAAAAGTAATATAAATAAATTAAATTAAAAACAAAATGGCAGAAGAAAAAATTTTCGCAGACGGGTTTTCATTCAAGAGAAGAGATGACGCCCCAAAATTCGTAGTAGGTAGACAATCAATAAAGGTTGCAGACGCTATTGAATTTTTAAACAAACACCAAAAGAATGGTTGGGTTAGTATAGACATTAACATAGCCAAGAACGGCAACTACTACTGTCAGTTAGACAACTGGGAGAAGCCTGAGACAAAAAAGTCTAATGAACCATTTTAAACATCATTATACTTTAATCATTACTAAGGGGACTAACGTCCCCTTTTCTATCCCCTATAGTATGTTGAATGTTAAACTTATACCTCTATATACTATATAGTAAATAATATGTATTTATATTTCTTCTTATATATACGAGACTAAAAATTAACATTTTTAACATTAGTATTGATTATCAATAACTTAACTATTAAATTTTAACATAAAATCAACACAACAATGACATCATTAATCACAATATTTAAAAACATCAAGGAAACAGAGACACCTTTCTATAGAGATGTTCATATTATCCTGGACAGAATCAAGGATGGTACATCAAAGGATCTTGTAAAAAAGATTAGATCAGAGAAGAACAAGACAGACCGTAACGACCTTAAGAAGCTTCTACCTGCTGTATGTTTTAGTGGTACGTTTGCAAAGAGAAACGATAACTCACTTCTAGAACATAGTGGCCTTATATGCTTAGACTTTGATGGGTACTCATCGAGCAAGTATATGCTACAGGATAAGGAGAATCTTAGTAAGGACAAGTATGTATACTCTGTATTCATATCCCCATCAGGTAATGGTCTAAAGGTACTGGTTAAGATACCGGCAGATTTAAGTAACCACGTAAACTACTTCAACTCATTAGATCGTCACTTCAACTCAACTAACTTCGATAAGGTAGTTAAGAACGTATCACGTGTGTGCTACGAGTCTTATGACCCATTGATATACGTCAACGAGAACTCATCTATATGGGATAAGATAGAAGAGCCTGAGTACACTGAGGTTGCAAAGAACAGAGACGCTCCTACTATACCAATAACTGACGAGAATAAGGTAGTAGAGATACTAGTGAAGTGGTGGCTTAAGAAGTATCCTATGGTAGAGGGTCAGCGTAATCAGAATGTATACGTACTAGCTATGGCATTCAATGACTACGGGATTAATAAGTCTCTAGCAGGCTATGTATTATCTCAGTATGCTACAGACAGCTTTCCAATAACGGAAATCAACAGAACTATTGACTCAGCATATGCTAACACTCAAAACTTTGGGACTAAGTACTACGAGGATGAGGATAGGGTTAATCAGATAAGACTTAAGATTAAGAGGGGCATCTCAAAAAAGGAGATCCGTCATCAGTTGGAAGATTCTCGTATTGATGGCGATGTAATTGAATCAGTACTTAATCGTATTGAGGATGAGAACTCTTACGCAACGTTTTGGGAGAAGAATGACAAGGGAACTATAAAGATAATACACATCCTATTCAAGGAGTTCTTGGAGGATAATGGCTTCTATAAGTTCTGTCCTGAGGGTAGCAAGAACTACGTATTCGTTAAGGTAACAAGAAACTTAATAGACCACACATCAGAGAAGGAGATAAAGGACTTTATACTAGGACACCTCCAGGGTCTAGATGACTTAAGTATATACAACTACTTTGCAGATCAGACAAGGTTCTTCAGGGAAGACTTCTTAACGCTTCTATCTACTATTGACATATACTTCATAGAGGATACCAAGGATACATCTTACCTGTACTATAAAAATTGTGCAGTTAGGATTCAGGGTGGAGTTGTAGAACCAATAGACTACCTTGACCTAGGTGGATATGTATGGAAGGAACACGTAATAGATAGGAAGTTTGAGATATGTGAGGTTACAGACTGCGACTACAAAACATTTATCAGGAGAGTTTGCGCAGATGATCTATCTAGGGTAAGCACTATGGAGTCTACTATTGGGTTCTTAATGCACGGATATAAGAACCTATCTTACTGCCCTGCGGTTATATTAAACGATGAGGTTATAAGCGATAACCCTGAGGGTGGAACTGGTAAAGGATTGTTTATGAACGCACTTAATCAAATGAAGAAGTTAGTGGTTATTGATGGCAAGGGATTCGCATTTGAGAAGTCGTTTCCGTATCAGTTGGTGTCAGCAGATACACAGATACTTTGCTTCGACGACGTAAAGAAAAACTTTGACTTTGAAAGATTATTCTCTGTAGTTACTGAAGGTATTACGCTAGAGAAAAAGAACAAGGACGCGATTAAAATACAATTCAGTAAGTCACCTAAGATAGCGATCACAACCAACTACGCCATCAAGGGTAGTGGTAATTCATTCGCTAGACGTAAGTGGGAGATAGAATTATACCAGCACTACAATAAGAACCATACGCCACTAGATGAGTTTGGCAAGCACTTCTTTGCTGAGTGGGATGATGATGAGTGGTGTATATTTGATAACTATATGGTATCTTGCTTACAGATGTACCTAAGAGAGGGACTAGTTAAGAGTACGTTTGTTAACCTTAGAATCAGGCAGCTATCTGCTGAGACATCTCACGACTTCATTGAGTGGTGCGGTTTGATAAATGGGTCTGAGCCTAATCCAAAGTTAGAGGTTGGACTTAAGATACACCACGCTGATATGTACATTGACTTTACGGCTGAGTATCCTGACTATGCACCTAAGTCTAAGATGAGTATAAGTAGACAGAAGTTTTATTCCTGGCTCACTTCTTATGCAAGGTACATAACAGGTTTGCAGCCGGAGGAGGGTAGAGATTCAATAGGGAAGTGGATTATAATTAAAGAGAAATGAATGATAAAATAAAACCAAGCTTGAGACTATATTTGATGGCTGTTAGGATGTTGTCAGAGATAGATGAGGTAGGTATCCCAGAGAACGGATTCAAGAAGGCTGTAAGATCAATAGAAACCTGGGCTAGTGAGCAGGGTGAGATTATAGAAGAGATAGACTCTGATATGCACGAGAGGGTAGTACACAACTTCAATTTAATAATGGACAACTTAACAAAGGATCAACTTAGCAGTAATATAGGAGAAAGATGACAACAACAAATAAAATTCTATTGGTAGCTATAGCAGCAGGATACGTCCTGCTTGCTATACTACTTAAACCGGAATCAACAACGAGTAAGCCTATGGAGTTGATTACGCTAACAAATACAGATACCCTGTATAGGGACATAGAGATTTTAAAATTAAAAAGAGACACAATAAAAATAAAATATGAAACAAAGATTAATGATTATCGCAGGTCTAGTACTACTAACAAGATTCAGCTATTCGCAGACCGTATTAATAGATGATAGTTCGAAGGACACGCTCGTGTGCATCAGCGTCCCGCAGATGGATCGCATTTACGCTGAGCTGCTTCAAAAGGATAGCTTAGTGGAGCAAGCTAAAATAAGCAGTGCTAAGGAGCTTTTACTCTATCAGGTAATAGATAGTGCCAAAAAGGATATAGAAGAGCAGCAGATGCTTATATACACTATTGATGGTGAGAATATGGGTCTGCACGTAGATAACGATAGGCTAAGAGATAGCGTAAGGACTAATAGAACAATATCGTTTATAGCTATCGTAACACTATTTTTATTTATTGCTTTATGATACGCTTTTATCCGTAAATGTACGATTTATCACTCATTAAGCCTATTTATTTAAGCTAATGTAGGGATTATGCTACCTAATTTTGCACAATAAACCTTGCCGATATACTGTGCATTTATCACAAATTTAGTAAACATTTGTGACAAAGTGCCTGAATTTTTCCGAAAAACTAATGCAAATTAAAAAAAAAATGAAAGGACTAATTAAAATTACTGCCGCAAAGGGTAGGAAAATTATATCATCTGAGGTCTATGGAGACCTTGCTTATCAATCAACTCTGCTTGGTAGGCTAATGAACCGACACAAGATAATACACTCTGAGAGAAATCTTTGGAAGGTATTAGATGTAAAACTAATCAAACAAATAAATCAAATAACACCATACGCGCAGATGGAATCAAAAATTAAATTCAGGGATTATCAGAATGAGATAATCGAAAAGGGAATGTCGGTACTAAATAGGCACAGGTTTTTATACCTGGCTATGGAAGTTCGTACAGGGAAGACGCTTACTAGTCTTGGCATACTAAATAAAGCCGGATGCAAGAACGTACTATTCATAACAAAGAAGAAAGCTATCAGCAGCATACAGGGCGACTACGATATGCTAAAGCCATCTTATAATATAGTTGTGATAAACTACGAGTCGTTGCACAACGTAGATAACTCTGTTAGGTTTGATGCTATAGTATGTGACGAGGCTCATAGTATGGGTGCAATACCAAAGCCTAGTCTTAGAGCTAAGCAGGTAAAGGATATGATACTCAAGAATAAAGACCCATACGTAATACTTCTATCAGGTACACCAACACCTGAGTCGTATGGTCAAATGTATCACCAGGTGTATGGCATAAAGAACAATCCATTCAGTGAGTATAAGAACTTCTATAGGTTCTGTGAGAAATACGTTGACGTAAAACAGAGGATGATAAACGGTCTATTGATAAAGGACTATTCAGGTGGCCTGATAACTATTCTAGATCAGATGAAGCCATATACAATTAACTATACCCAGAAAGAAGCAGGGTTCAAGGTAGATACACGCGAGCATATACTTGAGGTGACTATGAGTGATATGACCTATAGCCTAGCGAGTAAATTAAAAAAGAACTTAGTGGTGCAGGGTAAGGAGGAAGTAATCTTAGCTGATACACCTGTCAAGCTAATGATGAAGCTACACCAGCTATACTCAGGGACTGTAAAGTTTGAGTCCGGTAAGTCTCAGATAATTGACTTGAGTAAGGCTGAGTTTATACACGATAACTTTGCAGATTCTAAGATTGGTATATTCTATAAGTTTAAAGAAGAGTTAAACGCACTTAAAAAAGTTTTTGGTGCAGATAACTTGACAACTGAGCTTGAAGAGTTTGAT